GGGATTTTCAAACGCTGCGTGATCGTTTCGTGCAGCACCTGGAACAGCAATACGAAGACGAAGAGATAAGCAGGTCGAGCCTGATTGAAAAGCGCCGACACAGCAAAACATTTGTTGCGCTTTCGCTGGCAGATAAACCTCTGGCAAACGTGAAGGTGCGCGACCTGACGACAGGCCAAATACGCCTGCAACTGATGAACGAGCTGAAGCAGGGCCGGTCGATCAAAACGGTCAAAAACATTCTGGGCAACGTGCGCGTCATGTTTGACTACGCGCTGGACTGTGGCTGTCGCAATTCAAATCCCGCGCTCGGCGTCAAAGCCAAAGGCACAAAAAAAACTGGCATCAACAGAGCCAAGCGCATCCAGCCAGAGATCATCGACGCAGTCATTGCCGCGATGCCAGAGCAGTGGGCATTGCGCGCACGGTTCGCAGCAACCACTGGCCTACGCCAAGGCGAGCAGCGCGCGCTTACATGGGGACACGTTGACCTGGAAAACAACTTTGTTCGTGTAGAGCAGGCTGTCAAACACCGTGGCGAAATTGGTGAGACAAAAACCTACAATCGCAAGGTGCCGCTGACCCCAGACGTAAAGCAACTGTTACAGGAGCTATACCTGCGCACAGGTCGGCCTGATGATGACCAGCTAGTGTTTCCAAGTGCGACCGGCAATGTGCTAAGCGACAGCCGGTTTATCGTGGCGATCCATGACGCATGCGACAAAGCTGGTGTTGAACACATTCGGTGGCACGATCTGCGCCATTACTATGCAAGCCGTATTTTGCAGGCGTTTGACGGTGACTGGTGGACAGTGACGAACCTTATGGGCCACACGTCAATCCAAACCACGACGCTGATCTATGGTCACTGGCTGGAAAGCGCAGAGCAAGACCAGCGTGTTGCAGACACGATCAGTCAGGCGTTTTAGCTTAATCGTGATTGGTGGACGAGCGCTGGGGTATCGGCTTTGGGCTTCTCCAGCGCTTGTTCATATTCTCAATTTTATAAGCGTATGATTTTTTGGGCGTCCGTTTTCCCAGAGCCTGCAATTTTGCTATCTTGATGTGATAATCCAATATTATAGTTTCGAGCTGCACTCTTTCCAATGGCGTCGCGTTGCGCCACCAGCTCCGGTACTTTTCTTCATCAGGGCTAAGAGGTTTACCCCATGGATTGTATGTCGTCATCACGCTTCCTCGTTTCGATTGCGGCCTGATGGAACCGCAGCGCGAGCTGGTCGAGCTGCTCGGCGGTAAGCGCGCGGGATATAAACGTGTCGTTAATCAGGCAGTTGATCCGGCCCCTGGTCGGGTACACTATCAAGACCGACAGCGGCGTCGACGGCAGACCGCTGGACGTAGATGCGGCGACCGACCGTGATCTCTTGGAGCTTGTGCTTTTTGATAAGATTGCGCGCGCGGTAGTAAGCGTCGCGGTTTTGATTGTCAAAAAGATACGCCGCCACTTCTTTAATCGTGAGTAGTTTCGCATTGGTCATTAGATACCCTCATCGCCAAATGGATTGTCACCCAGGTCGAATGCTGACGGTGCCGGTGCTGGTGACGAGCTGGGCGCGGCCTGAGCATCCGGCTCATTGACGATAAGCTTGAACTGCATGACCTTTGGATACTCACGCACATTGTCGCTGCCGTTGCGCTGCGTCAGGGTAATGCCGATCTCAGCGCCCACCTCAGCAAAAAGCCGATGCAGCTCGTCGCACTTGGCCTGCTGCTCGGCAGTCAATGGCACATAGCTTTTGGACAGGTCGTTCCACTCTTGCTTAAATTGAATGTAACCGACCGCGCGATATTCTTGCGGCGCACCGTTTGGCGCAGTCGCAAGCACATCCTGTTTTGGTTTGATGCGCGCATATGAAAAATGTGGCTTACCCATTTCTGACCCCTGTGTTTAATTGTTGAAAAATTTCGGTGTATTCTTTTGCCAGAATGTTCCACTGACCTTTGCTTGCTTGCTCTAAATCGGTGCGCGTTCTGGCGGTCGAGCGCTTCCAAGCTTCTAGCTTTTCCAATTGCGTGATGCCTTTTAACTGATTGCATTGTTCCTTTACCCAGGCAGCCCAGTCGTCCGTGTCAAACGGTACGTCCTCGACGGGTGGGGCGGCAGGCTCGGCTGCTGCCTGAGCGCCGGCGTTTTCTACATTGCGTTCAAATTTATCGATTTCTTCAGCAGACGCATATTGACCGCCATGCAATCCAAGCGCGGCGAGCGCGCGCCCGATTGCCGAGCTTTCGCAATTCTCCAACGCAGCGCCATCATTAGCCCCGCCGCTACCTCGGATTTCTTCTGCATAGCCGGTCGCAATGGTGAACCCATCAGGGCGTCGCACCAGCGCTTTGATAACCACGCGCTTGCCATCATCCACAACAAGGTCAGTTTCGATGCTGACATTTGCTCCGACGTGACGCCTGAATGCTTCTACCCGTGTGCTTACCTGCGTGTATTGCCCACCGCCCCTGACGGTCACGGTTGCCATGTCACTGATCGCCGCCTGTATTTTCTGGACGTTTATCTGGTAGCCAGGATCGCCAGGCCATAGATCGCTTCTGTGTGTCATACCAATTCTTTCAGTTTGTGATTGTTAATTTCCAGTCTTTGGATGTGCTTCACCAGCAGCGCTGTGCGCTGCAAAACCGACATATCAGTTTCGTACCCATCGACCTCGTAACTATCGCGATGCTCGCGCGGCAGGCACTGGATTTGATGCAACAAATCCCAGGCCATTTGCAGCTCTTCACTCATGCTGACCCCCAAAACTTTTTTGCTTCTTGGATATATGTGATTGGCTCCGACCAGTAGATCGATTGCCAGTCAGGATTAACCAGGCCAAACAGCTCATGCTTGCAGCTAGCTGTGCGCAAAATGTTTTCTGTCGTCTTCTCGCGCATGGCAATGTCAGCCACCACGTCATGCAGATAATCATCGCGCAGCTCTGGTGCGTTCTCTGGCGTAAACACCCGATAGTCTGTCGCGTTGGCGTAGACAATGAAGGGCGGCCGGTGACCATTCAGCGCCCAGAACCCAGCGGCCTGGTACACGTTGTTCATGTCGAACATGCCCGTGAGGCTGTTGGGCAGGCTACCACTCTGCCAGCCGCTCTTGGCACGACTGCTGGGCCTAGACCATTTTGTCTTAAGATCGCCTCGGTTGGCATAATCTGGTTTGGTGTTGTGGGGCAGGGCGCAGCCAGGCAGCGTGTCCAGTAGCTGCATCTCACCAAGGATGCGATTGTCGCCTGCCATTGCCTCTCTAAGGCCTTTTACAGCGTGTTCTACGACCTTTGGTAGCTCTATTAGGTATTGCTCACGGCGTAGCTCATCATCGTCGTTCTTGGCCTTGTAACTGGCGAGCTGATCAACGCCTGCGCGTGTAGCCTCGGCCATATCATGGGTCTTGCCCTCTTTGTCCGGCACGAGCGCCATGTCGGTGGCGGTCTGAACAGCCTTGCCGGCTTCCATATTAGCTGACGACCGGCCTTCATAGAGCCTGGACAAAACCCCGCGCGCTTCAATCTTTTCGGTCTCAGAAGCTGCTGCGTTTTTTAAAACGGTAAACGCTTTGTCTACCAACGGCCGGACGTGAGACTTCTCAAAAAAATCTTTGGCACGGTCTTTGTTGCGCGGGTTGCTGTGGTGAAAATAGTTATGTCGGACAGCCCAGTCGGGCGCGGTATGTAGCATGAATATGTACCTTTGTAGTGTACATATAACGCTAATGTGTCAGGCTTTTTGCGTCAATTATTTTGACGTGTTTTCCACAATTTTTGATTATGAAAAATGGTTGATGCGTCCGCGCGAGCTGGTCAAAACTTCCTCGGCTGATTGAGTGGGCAGCATGTTTGTTCCCAAAACAGGTGTCGCCCATTTCACAAGTTTATTTTCTATCGAGCCAAGGCCATAGGCATTGACCAGTGTGTATGTGCCGTCTGGGTTTGGATAGACAAGCGCTTGAATGATTTGTGTGGTCTCAACGGTGCATTTGTGCGTGTCATCCAGCTCGACATAACAAAGCCGACCGGAGCATTGCTGTGGGCTGACATATTGCTTGTCGATTGGCTCCCGCAAAACAAATTCTATTGTTTTATGAAGGAACTGAAACCGACCATTATATGTTTTGTCGATATGGGTATCCCATACCCCAACGAGCTGGGGATCAACTGACGGAAACGCTGCATAGTATTGCCTGCCCTCGCTGGACAGCTCACGCACCCATTTGAACTCAGCTTTTTCCGGCCCGTCTTTACGCTTTTTGGCATGCAGCGTATTTGTGCCGACAATGTCGAGCGGTTCGTTTGCAAAGAAAACCTCTTGCGCTGTGCAGCCCAATATCCTGGCGTATTGCTCAGCATCGTCCAGCGATATTCCAATTTTACCGCTAATGTGACGGCTCAAGGTTTCAGGCGTGACGCCCTTGAGTGCGGCCACCTCGCGTTTGCTCAACCCTGACGACGTGATCATTTTATGTAAGTTGTTTGGCATAATGCTCATAGCGTACCCCGTGTCGGTTCCGGTCACAATGTAAAAGACCCTAATTTAATGGAACGGTATACGTCAACCCCCTAGATTATTTCGTCGAAGCAGTGTACTTTTTAGCGATGACATTAGACACGTTCAGAAAAGAAAAGGGCTGGTCATTTGCGCACCTGGCGCGCCAGCTCGGAGCTTCTCATGCAACAGTAGCGCGGCGCTGGTGCCTGCCGCGCGATCACAAAAACCGGCTAATTCCCAGTCCAGTATACATGGACAGAATTATTGTGATTTCTTCCGGGAAAGTAATGCCGAATGATTTCTACCTTAACCGAAGCTGACCTGCAAAAACAGGTTGTGGACTGGCTGAAGGTTGCGCTGCCGCCCGGCTGCGTGTTTCATCACTCGCCAAATGAGGGCAAGCGCCATGTCGCGTTCAAGAAGAAGCTGAAGACTATGGGTACGCAGTCCGGCTGGCCTGACCTTGAGATATTCATACCGGGCGACCAGGCGGTGCATAGCATAAGCACAAGCGTGTTTATCGAGCTGAAGCGGCCCGGCGGCAAGCCACGCATGAGCGGCACACAGCTTGAGATGGCGCAACGCCTGATCCTTGCCGGCTGCCACTACGGCATGGCGCAGTCACTAGGTGAGGTGTTTGATATTCTTGATCCGCTTGTGCGGTTGAAGGCAGGCACATGAGCAGGCGCGAGCAGGCTGTCGAGATGGCAGACACTGAGATCAGGCGTCTGTTCGCGGCCGGCTACGGCATATTTAGGATCGCTGAGCTATACGGCATCCCGCGCGTTAGGCTGACGAGCGACATTGCCCAGATGTTTGACCTGGACTGGATGGAGCTGCCGCCCACGCTGCGCGACGGCGGGGCAGGGATAATGACTGAGGGATATCTGCGTGAGGCTATGGCTGATCAGATAGAGGCCGTCATTGAAGGCCACGAGGGGGCTGAGATCGTATGCCTGACAGGGTAAGGCAGAAAAGCAAATGGGGCGCGGTGCGTGACAAGCCGACGCCTGGCAAGCGCAGGTGCGATGCCTGCGCGAAGGAGCATGAGGTCGCCGGCCACACATGGCTGGTGCTGATGTCGGGGCATTTTGTTTGTGACAACAACAGATGCCACACAGTGATGACCAACTGGCTGAAAGGAGATCAAGATGCCAAGACAATGGACAGACGAGCAGCGCGCCGCGCTATCACGAAAGAAGAAAGCCGAATGGGCAAAGCGCAAATCCGCTGAGCTGACCCTGTGGGGACACGTCAAAAACATCCTAGCAAAACGCCTGGGCATTTGACTTATTCACAACGGGGCTTGACATGATTTCGGATCACGATAAACTCGGCTCTGCCGGAAAAGAGAGCGGTGCTATAGCATGCGACCAGCAAGCTGAAACTGATAGCTCGCAACCAGCCAGAGCAACACAAATCCAATCTTTGATTACAAACCTGGCCAAGCGCAATAGCATGCAATATAAGCAAGCTATAGCCCGTAGCGATGCCAACCCGTTTGACGAGCAGCAGCGCAGGGTTTTCCGCAAGCTTATCCACAAGCACTCACGCGAAGAGCTGGCAATGATCCAGCAGGCGGTCGATGCCATGTCACCGCTTGAGCGCCACGACTGGCTAGACAAGACCGAGCGCGAGCTACGCGAGCTTGACGCATGGACATGACCCAGCTCAACGATCTTTTTCTGGAAGCGGCTGAGACCGAGCGCAAGCTGCCGGCAGCCATCCGCAAGCAGAAGCTCAGTAGCTGGCCAGACCATGTGCAAGAGTGGTTTGGCTATGGTTACCATGCAGCGGAGACCCCCAGGCTTACAGCAACGCCTGAGCAGGTCACCAGGCTGGACTATGCCATTGAGCTGGGCATCACGGGGCTTGACGTTGAAGACAGGAAGCTTGTGTGGGCTGTTGCACACTCGGCAGCGTTTCGTGAGCGTGGGCCAGCCTGGACTAAGATTGCACGGATACTGGGGCTGAGTGATGGTAGGGCAGTGAAGCGGCGCTATCAGGACGCGCTGGTGCGGTTGTATTACCGCATATGAAAAGGGCGGCTTACGCCGCCCTGCTCTGTTTCACAATGCGTGGTCTTTTGAAAAACCCAAACTTTGCATCGCCTTCGCTGGGCGTCACCGTAGCGGTAAATGTGATTGGTTGCCCCTTTTCAGCGTCCTCTGGTGCGGTGCCGTAAACCCTAAAACCCGTATCCGACTGAACAAGCATTTTGCAGGTTTCTCCAAAGCGGGTTTCAACAAACGTAAAACTCACCACCTTGCCCGTGATTTTGACCCGACCTTCAGGGCAATCTTCCGCATTCGCGGCACGCTCTTGGTCAGCCTTCGACCACTCAGCAACCTTTGCTTTGGATCGTGACAACATTTTAGAAACGGCTTTTGTCTGCCCCTCAGTGAGCGCACCATGCTCGACAAGGATATCAACCATCTTTTTGTAAAAGTCACCTTGCGAGGCTTTTACCACAGGGTGCGGCAAAGCAGTGGCTTTGTAGTCTTGCAAAAATACTTTGTTAAGCCACCGCTCCTCGATCAGGCCATCGTTATAGTCTTGCGTGGAGATGCGTTTTGTAAAGCCATCCTCATAGCGCACTACATAACCGCGCGGGGCATATTCGCCAGCTTCCATTAAAAAATCTGCAAGCTCACGATTGCCCTCAACATCCAGCCAGCGTTGCTGGCGACCTATCTTTGCGTTCTCGCGGATGCGGCGTTCTTTGGCGGCTCTGTATGCACCTTCGTTTTGAATATATGTCATCGGCTTATCGCTCCTTGGTTACAAACCATGTATATTGACCGATACGGTCAATGTCAAGGGCCTTGACGTAATATGTTTTGCGTTTGACGCGAATGCACCGAATGTAGTAGCGTTTCAGATACGCTGGCACAATATGTCGGCGCTTCCCAAATTCAGACAGAGCAAGCTAGGCGGGTCGGTCGCCTAGCTTGCACCATGTGTAGAGATGACAAAGAAAACCAGAGTAACCAAGAAGCAGATGGAAGAGATTTGCGAATTGATCTGCGAGGGCAAAAGCCTGACGCGCATCTGCAATGAGGCCGAGCATCTTCCAAGCTGGCGCACTGTGCTGCGCTGGGTGCGCGAAGACGAAGGCGCTTATACTGCGTACCGTCAGGCGCGAACCCTTCAGTGCGAGGTGATGCGTGACCAGATTATTGACCTGGTCGAAGCACCCTTGCCGGATGATCCCAAGCTCGCCATGGCTGAGGTGCAGCGGCGTCGCTTAGAGGCTGACCATAAGGACAAGCACATACGCCAGATGCAGCCCTTGGGCTTGCGTGACAAGGCCGAGGACAACAAGCAAACCAGCGGCAAGGT